GCCGATGACGCGCGTGTCGATATTGCGGCTGCCCGCGATGATGGTCGTCTGCATCGGGCAGTGGTTGGCGTCCAGCAGGCGGTGCATGCGCGAGAACATGCGCTGGTCGATGATGGCAGCGCCCGCACCCTCGCCCGATACCGTGGCGCGGGACGTTGCCGCTCCCGCGTATGCATGCACGCCGGCACCCGCGAGCAAATCGGCCTGCAACACGTCCTCGTACACCTTGATGGCACCCTTGGTTAACTCCTGGGCCAGGTGCATGTCGATTTCCGCGTCCGAGTCGAACATGATCGACTCCCTCGTGTATTCGTGGAAATAGCCCAGGCTCTTCAAATCCGCCTCGCGCGAGATGCGCGTGTAGCCCACGCGGTTGACCCTGCCGCCGTTCTCGCCCAATACCGGCAGCTTGCCCACAATCGTGCCCGTGTCCTTCTCGCTGCCGTAGAGGTTTCCCTCGGCAATGGTGACACCTGCGGCGTTGATCCCCTGGTCGTTGACGTTTCTATCGTCCAGCAAGGGGATGTAATGGTAGGCCGTGAGCTTTTTGCCGTAATTGCGCGGCATGTTCTCGGTGTGCGACAGGGGCGTGAAGCGCGCCTCGTGGTAGTTGTCGATAAGCGCCTTGCGCAAGAGTTTTTGCGTCACCACCTGCGTGCCAATGGTGCTGGTGCTGGTGGGGTCATATTGCAACGCCATGATTCAAATCTCCAAAGAAAGGGGTTAAATGCGGAAGTTTTTGGCAAACTCCGCATCATTCAATTGCGCGCCGCTGTCGGGCTGCGCGCTGGTGCCAGCGCCTGCGGCGCGCGTAATGGCCGCCGCTGCCACGTTCGCTGCGGGCGGCGGCTTTGCGCTCGCGTTGGCCGGCGCACCGCCTGGGGCCTGTTCGGGGGGTGTTTGCGCGGCGCTTGCGCCGTGCAAATCCTCGAATGCGCCGCTTTGGTGCATTGCCGCGCCCACTATTTGGTACGCCTGGATGAAGGGCAGCGCCTGCGGCAGTTGCCCCAGCGTCTTTTGCCGGTAAATCTCCGCCTCAATCCGCTCGTACACGCCGGATTGTTTTTGCGCCAGAAGAACGGGCAAAACGTCGGGATTGTCGTAAACGCTTTGCTTGGTTGCAGCGTCCCATTGCGCGTCGGCTGCCGCGATCAATTCGGCTCCCTGCGCGCTGGCCGAAACGTAATCCACCATCTCGTTGAACACCGCATGCTGCGGCGGCGGCGCATACTTGCCGCCCTCATAATCGGCACCACCCTCGGCCTCCATGTCCAGCGGGTCGATCTTGTGGTCGGCCAGGTATTTCTTGATCGCCTGCGGGTCTTTCTTGTCCAGCGCCACCAGAAAGTCGAGCTTGCCCGCGTCCAGCAGGCCGTGCTCCTGCAACATGGCAAGCGCCTTCCTGTGCGGGGCCAGCTCCTGCATCTTGCGCGTGTAATTTGCGCCCATCTGCATCAACCGCACCGCTTCTTCGGGCGAGCGCAATTGCAGCTTGCCGCCATTGGCGGCAATGGGCTGCTCCATGATTTGCCTGTAGAAGGCCGCGTAATCGATTGCCTGGCCTTCGGGTTTTTCTTCGCCCTTTTCACCCGCGCTGTCTTGCGGTGCATCTTCGCCGTTTTCAGGCGGCTTTTCTGCGGACTTTTCATCCGGGCCTGCATTGCCCTTTTCATCCGCGCTTTCTTGCGGCTTTTCCTGCGCCTGCTCCTCTTGCAGAAACTGCGCATCGTCGAGCGCGGCAAAATCCGCGTCTTCCTGCTGCAATCCTTCCTGCCCTTGCAATACGTCCTGCATCATTTTCACCCTCCTGTATGCCGCTCGTGCGCAATGGCCGCATCCAGCGCCTGCATCTGCTCGCGTGCGTATTCACCCCGGCTTGCCACCTCATGCAGGTGGCGCGCCAGGTGCTGGCAGGCTACAGCGCGCTCAAGCGCCCTTTGCCGCACTTCACCTGCGCGCACACTGGCTGCCTCGCGCACGGCATCAAGGCAGGCATCATTGAGAAAGCCTTGAGCAACCACGCTTTGAAAGTCGCGGTTTTCGCGCAGGCGCTCCAATGCCTGCGCTGCGGCAACGTCCTGCTCGAACGCCCTCTTTTGCCCGCGCAAGCGCTCATGTTCCGTCATATGCAATTCCTTCCTGCGGCATGTCGGGGCCATCTTGCATGGCCTGGTTCAAGCCGCCCTGCGGCGGCAAAAATGGCTCCTGCGCCATGGGCACGCCCGCAATGCTTGCGGCCTGCGCTGCGGCCAGTTGCGCGCGCGCCGCATTCAAGGCCACGTCGCTTTGCAGCTTCTCGATTTCGCAACGCACCTTTTGCGCCTGCAACTGCTGCAATTGCGCCGCGTTTTCGTCCGGCTCGGGCTGCCAGTCTTCAAGCATTTTTGCCAGGTCGGGCATGCGCTTTTGCGTGGCAATGCGCGCCAAAATGGCATTGCGCAGCTTCTCGTCCATGCCCGGCCCCAGCGTTTGCAGCATAAAGCCCAGATCCTGCGCGCGCGCCTCGTCCATCTCGCTGGTGGCAATATCGACGGCCAGATCAAAATGGCCCGCCAAATCTTCACGGCGCACGGCGACAAACTCGCGGTTGGTCACGCGCACCACCTCCTGGTCGGAGAGGAATGCGCCATTCATGGCACAAATCTTTTGGCCGATTTCGCGCATGCCGCGCGCCAGGCGGCGCAGTATCCCCATCTCGCGCTTGCCAGCGGCGTCCAGCATGCCGCGAACGCCCGTGGCAAGCGTTCCATACGCATTGCCCGAGAGGCCACCGTGAAACGCCTTGATGCCCGTCAGGCTCTCGGCCTCCTGGTTTTGCAGCGCAAGCAAATTCAAGGCGCTCGCCGGTATCTCCGGGTACTTGTGCTCGACCAGGCCCGCGCCCAGGGCATTGGGCGTAAACTCGTAGTCCAGCCCGTCCTCGAACCGCCTGCGGTTGAGGGCATCCAGCATGCCGATGGCAAAGCCGTGCTGCGCATTGGCGCTGCGCCCCATCAGGTCTATCATGCCGCGCGTGAGCGCTCCGATGATGCGCTGGTTCTCTTCGAGCAAATGCGCGTCGGCCTCGCCCCAGACGCTGTGCCTCACCGGCAGATACGGCACCACCACAAAGGGCGGCCTGCCGTCCGGGAAGGGGTTGGCCTCCATGCGCACGATGGTTGAGCCAATCCACGTCACCACCACGGGTTCCAGCTTTCCCGTATCGTGAACGTCCCACAGGCCCCAATACTCGTGCGCCACCACCTTCCTGCGGCTCTCGCCCGAAATATTCACGGAGTCGTCAAAGCTGGCACTATGGTTGGCGTCGCCGGCAACGCCCGCATTCCAGTTGACCGCGTCCAGGTTTTTGTAGCGCTGCGGCTCTTTCAATAATTCGGCGCGACTCGTCTCGAAGCTGTAGATAACAAACAGTGCATCCTCCATGTTGCCGTCGCAGCCGGGGTCGATATAGACGTTGAGTGGATTGCACACCTGCACCACCGGCTGGTTTTGCAGCACCTTCTCTACGCGCCGCGTCTGCGTGCCCGTTTGCACGGCCAGCACCATCTGGCCGCTTTCCTCAAAAAAGCGCAGCGCCTCCTTTATCTCTTCCCCTGTCTGTTCATTGAAATCACGCGGGTTTTGCGCCTTCAATTGCACTGCCTGCTGCAAAACCTGCAACTGCGCCTGGCTTTGCACCGGGGCATACTGCCACACGGGCACTTCTTTCTCGACCATCTCGACCTGGCGCTGCCAGCCCAGGCGAACCACTGCGGTGCCGTCGTCCACGCAGGCCCTCACGTACTGGTCGATGAAGCGCACGCGGTTCATCTTGCTGGTGAACTGCCAGTTGAGCAGCAACTCGTTCTGGCGGGCCGAGGCCACGTCCTCGAAGGTGACGGGGTTGACCAAATAGCGCGTCAAGCCCCGCCCTGAAGGGCGGGGCTTGACGCGCTATTTGGTCAAAGTAACTGGCCCGCTCGCGCGCGTTCGGCTGATCAGGCATGTTTTTCTCCCATATTAAGCAAAGGGTCAAAATAATGTTTGCGTGAAATCCATTTGAATCCTTCATGCCGGGTAATTGTGGCTATCTCTATTTGTCCGCCGACGGTAGCAGCTTGCAAGCTGAAATGCGAAAACTTTGCAGCGGTTTCGGCAAGAAATCTGGCAAGGTCAATGGCATCCTGTATGGGCATGGCAGGCAGGAAAAGTTCCCGATAATTTCTCTGAACAATAAGTGAATGCATCTCATGGCTGCGCTGCGACGGCAAGCCAACCTCCATCAAGGCAGGGATGGTCTGGCTGGCGCAACCCAAGATAAGACGATCCAGCGCCTCCCGGTCTCCATCCTATCGCGGGCCGTACATGTTTTCTGCATATAGGGGCGACAGTTGCAATGCTTCTTTGGCACCGACAATCAGTGGTAATACCTGTGCACTTTCATCTTTTGCCCCATATCCACAAATCCAGTATTCCATATAGTAATTTTCCGCGCCTTGCGGGTATGCAGCACTCATTTTTTCATTGAAATACCGCCTTGCAAGGTCTGCTACCTCGGCGATGCTGTAATTTGCATGATCGAAATGGTAGGGACTGTTTTCGTCATTGAAATGCCTGCGCAAATCCTTGGATATGGTGGCAATGGAGGCGGATCCTATGTTTCCATTGCCGAAAGTCATTGCCCCTATGGGTAATCCCTTGACAAGATTGAACACCTTGTTTGCATTGTTGTAGACCTTGATGGTTGTTCCGTCCTGGTCAAAAAATGTTGCTGCACTGTCTGAAGCCAGAACAATGCCATCCGTCACTTTTATGGTCACGATGATTGTCATGAGCATCCCCAGGTTGACTTTGCTGTGCCCAAGTGTATGCCGCAAGCGCCGGTGTTCATGCTGGCAAGTATGCCTGTCTTTGCCGCTTCACGTCCCGTCTTTGGCTCATCCCACCGTGCTACACTGCCTGCGTCCCGATG